TTTAACGGTGAAGATAGTGCAGGGGGAGAACGCACTTATGCTGCAATTAAGGCAATAGCAAAAGATGTAACAAGTGGAACAAATGATGGTATTTTAGAGTTTAAAACAATGGTTGCAGGGACTCAAGAAATCGTGCTAGAATTAGAAGATGGTGCTGTTACAGTTAATGAAGCATACACTCTTCCAACCACAGTAACAGGAGCAAATGACCGTGTTCTAACAGCACAAACAGACGGTTCAACTGCTTGGGCGGCAGCAGGTGGCTCAAATACAGATGGTGCTGCTTTCAAGTTTACGGCTAGTAATAGAGTTCCGATGATGAATGGTAATGCTGGTAACATTACAAACACAACAATGAATGCTTATTGGGCTTACGGTAATTTGGTTTCTTTCGTAGAAAGTAAAACTCTATCTAACGCATGGATTTACATTAACTCCTTATCAAGTTCGGCGGCTGATACCGGATTTATTGCCGCACTATATGAATTAGCAGATTCAAATTTAATAGATAGTTCTCCTAATGGCACATTAATCGCTACGGCTACTTGGGCTGCTTCAAAGTTTGTTACAGCAACGGGTTCAACGGGTTACAACTCAGAAAGTTGGGTAGCAGCAAGTGGACAATCATTACTATTAGATAGTTCAAAATACTATGTTATGATGTCATCAAATTGGGCTAATAATCAGGTAACTTCCACACCATACAACATTTTAGCATGGGCATCAGACTCATTACCTAACATTTCAGGTTCAGGAGGCAATGTCGGTGTGTCTAATGGTTTCAATTTATGGATAAACGGCACAACTTCACCTGCAACATCTGCTAGTTTTGGAAACTCAGGAAGCGGTGCTAAATCAGCAATATGGAGTACATTCACATGATTAGATTAACAACACTATACCGAACAGAAAATGGAGTGCCTTATGATGTTACATGGGAAACTTTTAGAGAATCAAGAAACCTTGCACTTTTAGCAACTGATGTTCATATGTTAGCGGATAAATACAATGCTTTAACAGAAGAACAACAAGAAGCGATTACTACATTTAGACAATGGTTGAGAGATGCAACAGAAAATTATGATTCAGCAAATGATGCTGTTGATAATTGGCCTCAACCGGAGAATTGGTTTTAGGAGAAAGAAAAATAACAGGAGTGAAAAAAATGGCTTTAGAAATAACACATGAAATAGAAAAATTAGGAATAACCCTAGAAAATGTATATGCAAAGATTGCGAGAGCATCTTTTGATAACATGGAAAACGATGAAGGAGTTAATGTAAGTTATACTGTTAAACTTTATAAGAATGAAGAGGCAAAAGAAGCGGGAGAACACCCCTTTGGTGGAATGAGTTTCTCAACCACATTAAACATTGGTAATGCTAAGACACAATATAATTTACTAAAACAATGTTATCTTCATTTAAAAACTTTAGATGGTTTTACTGATGCTATTGATAGTTAAATTCAATTTAAAGTAATGTAAATGTTACCCGCGAGGGTATTTAAACCCTCCAAAAAGTGCTAACATTTTAGCCACAAAAAACCCGTAGAGGGGGCATTTAAGCCTCCCTATTTCTTCAATGGGCATATCCGCCCCTGACCCTCTAACGGCCCACAGACACGCTTCTATGGTGCAAAATGGGCTATCTATCCAAGATAGAAGAGTCCATTGAAATCAATTGCCCAAAATAATTAAAATATTAGCACCTTGTAATAAAGACCCAAAAAAAATCAAAAAAAAATTTACAAGGCCACCGAATCAAAGGTTGTTTTATTAGACCATAGAGAGAAACACTCTCTACATTCCCATAATTTCAACCGATTCGGTGAACCGACATAAAAACCTAACAGGCGTTTAGGTATAGTTAATTGTTTACAGAAGGGACAACCCTGTTTAAGAGCCATCTCTTCTTCGCTCCTCATTAATTAGTCTGTCCATATATTCCTCAATAGAACTATATGGGGAATTGTTTGAGCCGAATGCGGCAAAAAACAATAAACTAATAACGAGGATAAATATAAACCATATCATTACTTCTAAAGTTTGCATTACCACGATACCTCCATTTCTCTTTCCTTTGCTTTTTCTATACTGAATGCTTTAATTGTATTGTTCTGTCCATGTTTCCATAGGTTATAAACTAACTTACAATCCTTTAAACAATATTCTGCCACTTCTTCATACTCTCCTTGTTTCCATAATACGGGTGCGTTTGCACTCTCCATTAATTTTGAATCACCTAAAGTATGCTCAACCAAATTAGATAGACTAAATCTTTCACCATGAGCCTTTGTTAATTCTTTACTAGTATCAATATAAGAGTGCGTTTTCATATATTTATGAATACAATAAATATCCATAGCATCTCTTAAAACAGGTAAATCAAATGCAGCAATATTATGCCCTAATAATTTTCCTCCTTTTTCTAAGTGGTCATCTAAATCATATTTTAATTCTGATAATGATTTTGTTTCCACACCAGATTTAATCAAATTATCAACAGGCTTATCAATATAAATTGTGCCTTTGTTTCCATCCCATGTGCATACAGTAGATACTAAGAACATATGAGTATTACCCCAACCACCTATGTCATTAGACATATTCTTGGTTTCTAAATCAATTGCTAATACGCTCATTCTTCATCACTTTCATCTGACCATAAAGTTTTAATCTTATCTCGTTCAGCCTTTTGGGGGTCAGGCATAACAATATCATATCTTCTCTTTAAGAAGGCAACCAATTGGTCAGAACCAATAGGTAATATTGTATTTAATTCCCAACCTTCTTTACCATATGTATCTAAAGATTCAATAATTACCTTTGGGCCTCTTGCCACCACAAACACTAAAAACTTATTTTCCCATTTCATTTATTATCCTCCTTTAATTTTAAATATACACTTCTTTGTAATTTCTGTTCATCAAAATATTCTTCTACCATAGGCCACCATTTATAGATTGTTGATGCTGATTTTTTAGTTTCGCTCTTAATCTTGTTGAGTAGTAACTTTTTATTAACCCATCCGTCTGATGTTGATTTACTTAAATCACGGTATGTTTTCTTGAATATAACTAAATTAGCCTTTTCTTCTAACACAGATTTACGCGATGTGAGTGCCTCGTCCAGCCAATCCACCAGACTCTTATAACATTGTCGAATGATAGAAGAGGCTTGAAGCACATTATTAGAGGTCACCTTAAATCTTTTAGTTTTATCCGAGATACTAGGTGCTTCAGCAACACAACATAATACAGATAGTTTTTGTAGGTGCATCAAGGTTCTATTAATAAATGTATTCATAGCATCAATAACTTCAGGACGACTATCGCTTACATATTTCTCCATAAGAATACATTCGCGCTCCATTGTTGCTTGAGCATCTTTAGTAATAGTAACAACAGATTCCATATCGGAGTCCATCTCTTCATATTTTTCTTTAATACAATCATATAATTTTACAAAATTATTAGAGAATTGTTCTATTGGAATTTGAGTGTTAGACTTTTTGCCCCAATTTTTAATTAGCATTCTTCTGATAGATTCTTGTTGATGTTGTGGAACTTCATACACAAACATTAATAGTCTTTGAAGAACACCCTTTGTATGGATTACATCATTAAGATTTTTTGGAATATAAGAAGTGCCATATACTGAACGCCTACATTTGCACTCTATAGGTTCATCTCCCAATCTAAGTTTCTTTTTAATAATCCAAGTTTCACCATGAATTGTATTCATAAATGTATTAAGATAAACAATCGCATTTTGCTTGTGTTGAGATTGATTAAATACACCTGAGTATTCAAACTCATCCCATATTGCTAATCCATCACCTTCTAATTGGCCTTGAATTTGAACATCAACTTTAATGGTTGTTACATTACCATCCTCATCAACCACTTCTTGTTCTTCTCTTTCCATTGAGCCTATTAAAGCAGCGTCAGTATAGTCAGTAATGTCAAATATATCAAACTTAGTCCCGTGTTTAGTATTAATCTTTTCAAATGTGTTTCTAAGAATTGGTATATAGAAATTAGTTAATGTTGACTTACCTGTTCCAGAAGTTTGTAGCCATAGAAATTGAATTCTAATATCATCTAATCTGCCAGCATTGGGTATTGCCACCAAGTCTTTCACAATTTGTCCAAGTATAACAAAAAAGGATACCGCCGCAGGGACTTCATTATAGTTTGAAATCTTCTCAGATTCAATCACATAGTTCTTCACTACTGCCGGAAGCATCATTTTTCGTTCTATTTGTGGGGTTTCTTTTTTTATTGTTTCTTCATAAGAATAAAACAATTCATCATAGTCATCATCATCCATTTATATCACCTGTTTATTTTCGCTATTAAGCACTTCATGGATTCTTTGTGATACGGCAAGTCCAATTCCGTCTATTTTAGCCATTTCTTCGGGTGGCGCTTCCCCTATCTCCATTATTGAGCCATATGCTTTTATTAATTTTTTGGCTTTATTTTTACTTACGCCTTTAATTGTTACTAACATATCTGTTCTTAAGTCTGTAGTTTTTATACTTTTTAGTAGACTCGGCTCTATAACCTTTCTATCTATTGGTCGCATTTTACATAGTGTTGTTATTACTCTTGCTGCCATTTTCACATCTTCTATCCAAAATACTTTGCAATCAGTATCTAATGTTATTTTTCCTATTCCACCAAAGAACTTATTGATTAGTAATGACTTAGGGAAATCCATTTTTACATATCTATTATATTTAAGCATCTCATCTAATGTCCCATGAATAAATACAAAGGTATGTTCAAAGTGCCTATCCATATTATCTATTTGATTCCATAATCGTTTGTTAATAACTGACTGTAAAAAATCTATTGTTGACTTTGCTTCAAATGCCATATCAGAAAATATATAGTCTCCTATTTCTAACCATTGTTTTTCTGTTTGAATATTTAACCTACTACATTCTGATTCTATATATTCGTATAGGTTAGAATTTTCCCTACTATCAATGATTAATTTATTCATTCACAATACCTCCAACATTTACCTACACAATAACCCTGTGGAATTAATACGCTTTTACATCCCGGAGCATGATACCCACCATCTATAATACCTTTGGTATATTTACGGGTAACTGATTCATCCCAATCTAACCATACATCTTCATTGTCTTTAATGAATTCAAATTCTTTCATTATTGTTTCTAGTATTTCCTTATTGTTTTCATTGGATAAATTTCGTTCTCTCATTGATAATAAATCTCTATACCATTGAGTTAAATATACTCTAGCATAATGACTAGGATTCTCTACCATAATGGCATTATGTAGGCATGGTAAAATGGGCAATTTTCCAGCAGGTTTTGGTGGTGCTATTTCTATATCCGACATTTCTATTGATTTTAATTCTTTCCAAGTTTGTAACTTCTGTCCATAGTTAAATGTCCCTTGTCTCATTTGTTTTGCTCGCAATAGTATTCCATCTAATCCCTCATAAACATCTGCAGAACAAATAGGGATACAAAAATAATCACTACTGAGATTTGCTGTATTAGGTATTCTGCGAAGCCTATTAGTTTGTATGCCGGTTCTATCAAGGGTAGGACAATCTTTAGCCAATTCGGTAAAACGCTGTTGAATGCTTCTAATATCATTTGCTATTTCTCCATATACAATTACATGAAATCCTTTGCCACTGAAATACATTTTGAATTTTATATCATCACGCAATAGTGTTTTTGTAATACGCAATACATCTTTCAATGCATTTTCAAGTGGTTCATCATGAGCATCAAAATCTAAAAACATCCTATCTAATACAATTGAACCGTCAACCTTTGAAGATTCTGAGTATTGTAGGAAATCATATACTGTTGTATAGCAATTCATTTTGCCATTGTATAAATTAACCCAATCTATAAATTCTTGTCTATTATTTACTATCTGTCTTTTCATTTGTGGTGCGTTCTTTAAGTGACTTCCAGCCCACACTTCCCTCGGAAATTTCATTTTCATCTTCCTCCTTATTTTTATTACCAAAACTAACTTCGGCTTGCATTAATTCTTCTTTCACTATTTTTGCTACTGTTTCTGATATGTTTTCTATTATTTCATTGTAGATATCTTGCTTCCAAATCATTTCTAATTTCTGTTCAGGACTCATTTCATTATAAATAATATCAGATATTTCATCTAGAACTTTTTCCATATTCAATAAACTAGCAAACGTCCATTCTTTTTCATTCAACAATTCTCTTATTCTTTTTTCTATATTCATAGGAAACTCTCCGATTGAGCAACATCACAAATATTAAAATAACTACAATCAGGACAAGTTTTATAATAATATTTAGCATCAAATTGATTCTTTTCATATGCATGAATCATTTTAGCAAACCCATTCATTACTCCTGTGATGCTTCGCTTCCCAGCCTTTTCTATTTGAAGATAATTTGATTCTGGATAATACCAACCCCAATTACTAATAGGGATATTTGGGTCTAACCCCAATTCATGCAATCTTTCCTCTTCACTTCCCTCAAATAATAATTTATAGAATGCCAATTCGCGCCTAACAGAAGTGGCTTTCCAATCTTTATATAAACCTGTCTTTAATTCAATTGGTATATATTTACCATCTTCATAATACATACGGTCAACAATCCCTTGAAGATGAACAACATAATCTCTCTCTAACTCAATCTTTTTATTTATATTATAGGGAATTACTATCTGTGCATCTAACATAACTTCATTTATGATTGGCATAAAATTATCTAATGTATCATTTGCTCTTGAAGTAATAAATCTATCTGCTTCAAATGTAGACATTGTTCTATATATTTCAGCATGGTCATCAATTGGATGAAGACCAACACAATAATCAAATATTTCTGTATGAGTCATAGACTCCGCTTTTTTAACATCGAATTCATCAAAAAATGATTGTCGTGCATTATGCACTTCTGACCCTTTAATCATAAGGGGTGAGGTATCATAAGGTAGTCTTTGTCTATATGCAAATTCATATTTAGTAGGGCACCATTGAAAGGACTGATAAGAAGATTTAGATATTTTTAATATTGGTTCATCTTCATTTTCAAAGTCTTTCGGTTTCCATTGATATGTAAATTCTCTCATTTTATTACCACCATTCATCTAAAGTTTTTTGTTTGTTATCAAATGTTATATTTACTGTGTCCCATTCCATTGCTTTATAAATTGGGTCTGCCTTCTTTACAATGGTGTTAGCATAATGCTGGGTATCTATTTTATAATTATTTAATTCTTCTAATTTAGTTGCAGAAGCCCACTTTGGGGTTATAATTTTTTCTGTAATTGGATGCATATATGTTTCATCAGAATCTATTATCTTAATAAATACATATGAATCATCAATAGGGTGTTCATTATTTTGATTATAACAAATTATTCCCTCAATTCCAGAACCAATTGTTATTCTTTTTCCTTCTATTGTTGTTAACCCAACAATAAATGGCCTTGAGCATTTTACACAAAAGTGTGTTATACTACCTTTATTTTTAAAGGAAACCTTATCTCGTAATCTCATTGTCTTCTTAGCCAATTTATGTAACTCCTTAAATGTATATATCTTTTTACAGGTTATACACATAGCCTTAAGTCGTTCCGGTCTAAACCTACTTCTCTTAACTAATTTACTTAGAGGAGTTTGATTATTTAATACTTGGTTATATATAATATTACAATACTTATCTATTTCTTCTTTTGGTTTATTATTTACCCACATATCAAGAATATGTAATTGGACTTCTTTTTCTATTGGTGTTACTGAAAGTCTTTTTGCTGTAAATCCCGTCATAGTAAATTCATTAGGCTCCAAATACTTTCCGTCTTTCCATGAAATTAAACCGGCGTTTCTATTTTTAGTATAGCCTACTCCCAAAGTGCTAAAATACTTTTCTAATTCTAATTTAACAGGATGTTCTTTTAGTTCTAGAAGATTGGGAAATTGTTTTCTAACATGGGTATTTAATATGTTTAATGTTTCTTCGGTTTTATCCATTGGCATTTTAACATAGATTGAATCCGTGTGTCCATAAACTACTTTCATTTCAACTCACACTCTTTACACATTCTACCTTTTATAGTATATTTAACTACTACATTTTGTCCACAGTTTAAACAATATCTAATTGTTATCACTTAACATCACATCCACAATATTTACATTTATTCTCTTTAGTAACACTTCTAGCGCCTCTATTAAATTGGCAAGTGCAATATTTTACTTTCATTCTTCTTCACTCCAATTTATCTTCATGATATTTCGTTCGGGCTCTCGCATTTATCTTCTCACGATTCTCTTCGCGCATCATCTTCCTTTGATACAGGTGTCTGGCACGATAACATTTATCACAGAATCTCTTCTGTGGAATATAGTCGAAGAAGTTATCGCAAGTCTCACATATTGTGATTTTCTTGTCCATTATCATCCTGTGCATTTCATCAAAGTCCATCATTCTTTTTCACCCACATTTATTACTATTATAGCACCTGTTTGCATACACTTAAATATATTTGCTTTCATAATTCCATCACCTTAAACGCAACACTTCTAATTGCTTCTCTAGCACTTGCTGTAATTGATGCTGCTAAATCAACATCTGCCCAACCAAATCCTTGATAGCCAATTATGCCATAAAAGGATGCCATTAATCTTTTAACAGCCATTTGATTATTATTCCACTTAACATACTCACCATCACTCGTAGCCTCCCTCATATTTTTCTTATAAATATCTCTTAAGTCTTTAAGTTCTAATACTGCCTTTGGCAATAAACCTAATTTATTTGTTTTGTAATAGCGCATATCTCTTACACCCCACCCCTCACGGTCGCTGAAATCTCTTGGGGTCAATAGATTTACCGCAAATTCAGTTGGGTGTAATGACTTAGTTTCCCATGATATGTTTCTTGCTATCATCATTGATGGATAAAGACCAGCAAAATCAAATGCAGCAACTCCCATATGTAAACCATTTGTGCCTTCCTTTGAAGGCTCGTATATCATAGCGCCTTTATAATGCTGTTTTTCTTCCCTCTTTCCTGTTGGTGCTTTCCATGAGGCATTTCTCATAAAATATATACTAGCCATGTTACTAGCATAAAAACACGCATCGAAGGGGGCTATTAGTAGGCGTTGGAGAGCAATAATTGCCTCAGAAGTGTAGTTTTCTTCATCTATTCTCTTTAGTAAGTCAGTATCTTTCAAGGCATATTGCAAATAAATTTCAGTATCTTCTAACCATGCTCTTTGGAAGAATTCATTTTTGTCTGGGAATTTTTCACTAACCAATTTCTTTTCGCCCAAAACTAATTCGGCTATATAATCTAATGCAAGAGATGGAAGTGTTCCCCGTTGAGCATCATTCCATTGGCGTTCAAAAGCAAGGTCAAGATTCAAAATCAGGCGACCTCTAATAGGTTGGTCTATTGGAGAATAACCCTTAGCCTGTTTTGATAACTTTACTCCGTCATTCCAATATACACCTTTAACATCATTGTATGGAGATAATTTTCTAGGGTCAATCCCATTAACATGAAGTCTCTCAATTAATTTAGGCAAATCGAACTTTGAACCAAACCATGAAATTAACATATCAGGGTCTTGATTATTCAAATCTCTAATAAACCTAATAAGCATCTCTCTTTCAGAATTAAAAACGGTTATGTTATTTGCATGGAACAGTCTTTCTGGATTATCCTTTATATCTGGAAACCAAACATATGCTTCATTTCCATTATTAGTAGTCAAAGAAATACAAGTAATAGCACCATCATGTTTTCCACCTTGTTGCCACTCTAAATCCCAATACCATTTAACTAAGTCATACTCAGGTATCTTAGTTAACGCATCAATAGAATACCTATAATGAAAAGGAACATCTGCCTCAAAGGTTTTATTCCATAACTCTCTAAGTGTTCTAGTATAACCTGGCTTTGGTGGAGTCCAAGTAACCTTTTTCAATTTATCACCATTCAAATTAACTGAGCCATCCTTTATATATTCTACTTTAATTGTAAATTTACTTCGGCCATCACTAATTTCTGCCTTTGAGTGTTCTTTATCGTCTTCTAAAATATAGAAGTATGGTTGAAAATCATTATAGGGAATTAATTTTTCTTTCCTTTTTCCATCTTCTCGCCATCTTAGAGCGAAATTATTTTGTTTATCTATTGCACTTATTATCATTATCCCACTCTCGGCGCTAAAACTATTTTTCTATCTATGCCCTTCATCAATAATGGTGCGTCATCTTTCATATACAAAATTGTTAACCCATTAACAAACTTATGGAAAGGTTGGGCAATCACAAGTGTTGCTGGCTCTCCGATATGAGCAAGCATTGGAACAACTGTTTTATATGACTCTTGATTATAATTAGAAGAGATGTGTAATTCTTCACCATCATAATCTAATTTATATTCTCCTGTCCCTACAACTGAACAAGCGTTAACTGCATCAATTAAGTTATCTCCTAACACAGTTATATTAGATTCCAATTTAGTCTTACCAAAGAAAGGAAAATCTTCTGTAATTTCAGTATCAATTACCTTATGAACCATATTAATTGCTGGATGGTCAATAACTAATGGTAGTGACGCTCTCTTTGAGCCTGATTTAAGTAGTATAAAATCTGTTATACATACATTAACAATATCAGTAAAGGACTTTAAGTATTTAATCATTTTTTCAATTTCAACAACAAAAGTTCCGCCCCCATTTTGTGAATCGGGTTCTTCCACTATGATATTTATGCAACATCCACAACAGTTATTAGCATTATAAATAGTCAACACATTATTAGTTAATGAAAGGAAAGCATACTCCCCAATAATTTTGGTTTTCAACCCACTTCCACTCTTATACTTTCCTTTCATTAAGACTGTTTGTAGTGCCCTTTCCATTTCTTTACTAACAACATTAAATTTCATATATTACCATCTCTAAGTTCAGGTATTCCATGCCATGCAATTTCTGGAGGAACACCTTCTCTTATTGTCCAATCTTTACCAACAATACTACCATTTGTCCTACTACCAAGTAACTTAGCAAAAAACTTTACTTCACTTTTACCTGCGTTCTTTCCACGGGTTACTTGTGATTCCCACCTAGAACAATGAATTTCTTGTTCAAGTTTGCCACCCCAATTTCTCCACGCGGGAACAACACCAACAACTACATTATCAATGTATTGTTCAACTTCATGTGTAACATAAATTATATCACAATCTAATTGATATATTGCTTCCATTAAGAAGAAGAAGGTTTTATTTCTTGCACCATACATATATGGCATGATTTTAGTGACTACTCTAGGATTAGGATTAATCTTTAACATTGTTGCATCAAACCATTCATCTACACCATCAAATACAAAAATAGGATTACTCCCCTCTAGTATTTTATTACGAACATGATTAAGAAAGAATAACGAATTTTCTTCTGATTTCTCAATGTCTATTATATTATTCTTATTCATCACTATAGGACAATAGGGTTGTATTCTGTCTGTTGCATCATGATGAGCCTTCCATGTTGATTCAACCCCTCTATCCCAATCTAACACAAAAATTTCCCTATCAGGAAAATCTAAGGCTAAACCCGTTTTACCTGTTTTTGGTTTTCCCCAAATACCCAATACAAGTCTTGATTTGCGTTCTTGTTTTTTAGAAAGAAGATGACGGAATTGTTCATTCCATTTATCTTGTTTCTTTCCAAAATCAATCTTTTTCGTTTCTTCTATTTTTTCATTGCTTACTGCGTTTCCTTTTGTTTCATTTGTCCAACTCATATTTACCACCTATTTTTATATTTAAACTAATACCAGACCATGTGTCTGTAATATCCGTTAATTCTAGTTCTGATACTCTAATTCTAATTTCTTTACCGGAAGGCAAATGGAATTTTACCCAATATTTTCCCGTTTCTTCATTAAGCCTCCAAGTAATAAATTCAATAGAATTTAATGCTACGGCAAAACTATTGCCGTGAATAACTCCACTTTCAATACTATACATTATATTCCCTCAAGCGAACCAATCGAAGGAATCTTCTTCTGCAACATATGGCTCAACGATTGAACCTCTTGTTTCTATTACATAGATACCACTAACATTAATGGTTGGTTTATCAAACCCATCTTCAGTTTGACGCTGTGATGTTCGTCCTACAACCATGATTGTTGAACCAATACCAAAACTTATATCAATATGCGATGGAACCCAACAGGTTGTTCCAGACCATCCACCACCATCATAATCAAAGTCAGAATTCAAATCATTAAGAGATAGTCTTCGTGTGCCATAATCGTTAGGCGTCATATTAATGCTTGATACAGAACCATCTGTTATAACATATCTTTCTGCATATGGATTACCCATACAAGAACCATGATACCTTTCAAGGTCAATTAAAGAACAATGCTTATCCTCAGCAAATTCCAATACATCGGTAACGATATTTTGTTGAGACATATCTCTTTTACTTTCATCTTCTTCGCTCAAATCATCATTATATAGTAATGCACTTGCAGTAGTTTCCTTAAATCCATAAATACGATTAGGGTTATTCTGGTCACGAATAACTAACATATGCAGATAATTAAACGCGGTGGGTAAGAAGGTCTTAGATGCTTCTCCCTTATAGGAAAATTGATATAAACCAACATCTCCATCAACATCTCCAATAAATACTCCCGCCATTCTAAATTGTTCCTTTGGTAATGGTTTACCGTAGTTATGGTTTTTGTTTGTTCCGTATGCTTTCATTGTATCTAATGGTATAATGAATATACCTTCTTCCACTTCAACATTATTTGTTGGTAATGTAGGAACAGATTTTTGTGCTTCTTCTGCCTCTAACATACGCTTAACAGTATATGTTCCATCTTCATTTGTTGTTGCGACCGCAACTTTACCGAGTCGATAAGTTGTATCTGAATCTCTCAAATATTCATTCTTAACTCGTTGTGTTTGTAACTCCATAAGGTCACGGGCTTCATTAACAGATATAAAATATCCAAACGCCTTTTTAACAAGACTTGATGTTTGTGTTTGTGGTCGGCTCTTTGCAGACATAGCCTGACTGAACCATTGGCGGAATAGACTTAAACTGAGTTTCCACTCGTCTGCATCTACTTCATTTTCCGCACAAATGTCTTGATATTTAACCAAGACTTCAGCATAATCCATATCAAGGACTTCTGCCGCCTTCTTTATTTCTTCATCTACTTTTTCATTCATTTTTTCATTCATAGTTATCACCTATTTTTTGTTTTCTTTCCTTATGTTCTTCGGGAGAACCATCTAATGCTGCACAATATGGCGCACCATTGATAATTCGTCGAATTTGATTACGGGCATTCCCGTATGTTTTCATCCAATAATTATCTATCCATTCTTTTTCTTTCATCTATCATCACCTTCTCCTTTTATTACATTTCTCCGTTCTCTATCTCGGAGTTTATCTATATTCTTTGAGGCTATATTATCTAAATTTAATCCTAAGTCTGTTGCTAGGTTTGCGATATACCATAACACATCTCCTAGTTCTTTTTCCACTTCATTAATCAAATCACCAGATATATCATAATCCCCACGAAGATGTTTCTTAATCTTCTCACAAACCTCTCCACTTTCACCTGCTAATCCTAATGCTGGATATACTATAGCATACTCACGAGGATAAATCTTTGTCTTCAATGCTTCTAATTGATATTCATATAATTCCATATTATCCCCTCTTTCTTACATCATCTAAATATTCTGATATTGCAGCAACAGCCGCACAAAACCAAAAGAAATCACTATTGATTTGTGTATATCCTAAAACATTAGTTGCACTACCAATACCAATTGCTAATCCTGCCAATAGCATCCATTCGTGACTGAACATTTTAGTTTCTGTTATATCTTCGATAGTTAATTTACCATCATCATTCATGTCTAACCATGCTGTTATTTTCTTTTTCATCATACCATCTGCCCTATCATCCAAGATGCTAAAACCTTTGGTGTCATATTTGAACTGCGCCATTCTGATTCACCAATAATTCTTAATAGTTTAAATTTAGTATTTGAGTCTAATTCTCTTATTAAAATCACATCATGTAAACTAATACATATTGATTTTATATCTAACGATAGGCTCAACATAATATGGGTTTGAGTGAGTGCAGATTCGTATTGTTTATTTAGAATGCTATCCAATAATTTATCGTAAGGTTCTTGCATTCTTTCTATTTGTATTGATAAGGCTGTATTACTCGCGGTTGCTGCCTGCAATTCTGTAATTGCTCTACGCATATCACCATTGAACCCCCCTATAAAGGTTCGTAAATCTTCTGAGGCATATTTGCCATTACCTTCTTTAACAAGAATATTGTTTATTACATCATACATTACATCGCTACTTAATGATTTAAATAAGTAATTTGCACATCTTGATTGTAAGGGGTATATTATTTTATGTCTATAATTACATGTAATAATAAATCTAACATTTTCACTATAACGCTCCATAATTCGACGGAGTGCATTTTGAGCATCAGGAGTCATACCATCCATTTCATCTAACATAATTATTTTAAATGGAACATCTCCTAATTTCATTGTTGAAGCAATATCTTTAATTGTTGTTCTAACAGTTTCTAATCTTCTATCATCAGAAGCATTAATCTCAAAGAAGTTACCTTCAAAATTATCAGTTAACATATCTAAAGATAATGCTCCTGCTGCTGCTGTTTTACCAATACCAGCATTACCATATAATAATAGATTTGGCATTTCTTTACTTGCAATCCAACCTAAAGCATCTTCAACAAAGTGTTCTTGTCCTACTATTTCTTTAATTGTTTTTGGTCTATATTTTTCTGTCCATAACATTTCTATTCCTCTTCATATTTATATTGAACTTTTCTCCATACTCTACAATTCTCTTTCATCATTTCAGTTTTTCTAACGCGGGGAAATATAAGACAAAATCTACTAATTGTATTAGTTGTAAAATACATCTGTCTAAGACGCCTTCCTCTTTTTGAGAGCATACCTTTATTAGACCAACTATATATTACAAAGTTTTGAATATCCCGTGATGTAAATTCTTCTTTCATGTTATCAATACAATAACTTAAAAATCTATATCTTCTAGAGTTTGAGTTTCTCGTCCAACCAACTTTTGATTTTCCACTACTAGCCATTAATACCACCTATCTAATGATGCTTGTGGAATAACAATATCTGTTTTCTTTTTTCTTGGGATTCCACCAATACCTAATAATCTACAATCTGAATTATTCAATTTCCTTTTTGCGTGCTTTACAAAAACTTCATCCTTAATTAACTGTTTAACTAAATTTCCCTGTTCGGGACTCAATCCTAGTTTTTTGGCAATAACAGAAATTTGCTGTTTCGGATTTCGTTCTGGCATTTGAATACCGCGAGAACCTCTACCATTGTGGGCAAACGCTAATAACTCATAAAAATAATTTTGTGACCATTTGCGCTTAACCTTAGAATCAATATATGCTATCTTGTTAGGATGAATATTTGATGATAACCAAGACATAAATTGAAAATCAGATGGCTTATTCATTTTCAACTTAATTGCGATAGCATCTCTATCTTCATCCTTTAAATATTCCCTTAATAAGGAGAAAATATCTAAATTATATTCTTTAGGTGAATCTGAATTCGGGGCAATATTAGCAATACTTTCTTGAAGGTATTTCTTTGTGCCCGCTCGCTTTAATTTGCAAAAGCCCATAATTGTTTTTGGAACATCTTTTTGATTTAGAGAAGTTAATATAATTAAACCTTTATATTGTCGTAGAGTATTTAGTATTAAATCTGACTGTGGCTTATAGTTAACTTCTTCAATTAAAATTCCTCTATTAATATCTATACTATAATTATCTTCAATATCAAATTCATTAGCATATTTTATAATAGGTTTAACACTATCATACTCTTCTAATAATTTAAATGCTTGGGTTGTTTTCCCTGTTCCCGCTTTGCCCACTATTATTATTGGTCTATTAGTTTTCATGTTCAATAGACTCATTATACTCCCTCACGGCTAAAATATCTGTATATTCTGCTCCACATTTACCACACTCTACTTGCATTAAAAATGTTTTACATCTCTTTTCTAAACTTAAACCTGCCTGAAATGAAAATTGTAGAAAACCACATTCTTTACAACCAACACTTACGGCTTTAACTAAGGCATTTTCTAGAATTACAATATCTTTAGATGTTAATTTAGACACATCATACAACTCCCTTAATTTCTAATATTCGTTCTAATCCATCAGGGGTATGGTGGTCACCATTATCAACAATAACCAAAACTTCTCTAAAATCATCCCACATATCCTTTGAATCTGGCATATCAACATCAATAAATGTTGCCAATTTAACTAGATTAACTATACCACTAACTCTTAAGATAGGTCTTGGTCGGCTTTTATGCTCTTGTTCTTTATATGTTGATTTAACACCAATGTGTTCTAAACTCCGTTGTAGTCTAATTAGAAAAGCAGAACTGCCTCTAAAATTTATTCTTAATCTTACTCTATATCCTATTCCTATATGGTCTGCTCTTGAAATGTGTATTTCTGGTTTTGGTAAACATAGTAATATTCCTATCATTTGGTCATCATTAAACATCTTTTTTCACTTCCTTCGCTTCTAATAACTTATGTTCTATTCTAAGAGCGGATAGACCATCAGAAATAAATAAGGGTATAGGGAATTCGTCGCTGAATTTCTCGTGGTGACCAATAATAGGAAACATAAATTTAACATTCCATCCACGATTAATATCATACATTTCACTCTTTTCTTCATCAATTTTATCAATATTAATAAATACTACATCTTCTAACGAGGGATAACCTAATTGGCATAATCCTGCTTCTAAGATTAACATATCCCTATATCCAGGTTCTGCGTAAATTAAGAATGACACGACATAAATGGAATCATATCTATCTAATAATTTATTTAGTGAAATTTCATAATCTTTAATTTGCTTTATTTCTTCTATGGTGATACCCCCACAAATTCCTTATAATCTTTGGCTCGTTCTTTATTTTGTTCCCAATAGCCAATACCTTCATCTTGAGTCATCTCAAGATAAAACCAATGTGATGCCGTTACTCTATCATCTCCTCTAATGATTGCATTTCTTTCTGCTTTACTTGCTAAATGCGACACTAAATCTTCAAGATGTTCTGATACCAAGTAAGCAAGGTCATGCGACACCGGCAATTCTATTTCTTTTTTAATCGCTTTCATATAATTAAAACGCATCAATCTCTTTCTAGACACCTTTGATTTGGGTGGTTTCACTAATTGACCGTTTTCGTCAAAATACGGGACTAATTTTACGTCTATTTTTTTAAGCCTCCCCCTTTGCTCATCGACGGCTGACTTTAAATAGGCCATTCCGTCTTCTATTTTTACGCATCTATAAGGCTTTATGTCAATTATTGTCATATCACCTATATTAATCATATCATCATCTCAGTCACACTTTGAACCGTATCAATATCAGAAACATATTTATCTTCTCTAATCTTTAGGCATCTAGGAAATCTTAAACCAATATTACCATCAGAATCAGTAGTTACCATATCACAAGTTATCTCTAATACAATTCTGGGTAAGAAATAATGAGTATTGTTATCATATCTTTCTATTGCCTTTCTTAATTCTCTAGTTAACATAGTTAATTCATACTCTTTAAATCCGGTTCCTATCGAACCAATAGATACAAAACCCGTATCATTACGGACTGATATTCCAAATGTCCCAAAAACATGGGCGCGTTTTCCTTCACCATATTTAGCCGAAGTAATAACAACATCAAGATTAAATCGGGGAGGCTTATATTTCAACCACGCCTTTGACCTCTTTCCAGGATGATAAGGAGCATTAGCATCCTTAATCATTACGCCCTCAAATCCATCATTAATAGCAATATTATATGCACTAGTAATTGTTCCGTTAAAAACAACGGCTCTATATTCTTCTGGAATATTTTTAATATATTTAATTCTTTCCTTTAATGGCATTTCAAGGAGAGTGTTTCCTTCATATGATAACATATCAAATACGGCTAATTTAACAGGGACTCTCTCAATAGCAACAGCCTTGTTCTTTGAATGAACTCGCGTAGCCAATTTTTGATGCGGTGCAGGAGAACCGTCAGTATCTATTGGATAGATTTCAGTGTCCATTATTAAATGATTACAATCAAATTGCTTCACTAAAGATACAATATCAGTATATTGTGGTGTAGCAATTTTACCCTTCCTATTAAATATAATTACTGATTCATCTTTCTTATGAATTTGATACCTATTACCATCATATTTAACATCAATAATATTTTCTTTGTGTATTTCTTTTCCCTTTCTGGGCTTTGCTAACATTGGCATAACAAATGAACCATGTTCCAAAACACATTCAGGAATAGCGTCTGATTCAAAAGAAGATACAATATCAGATAACGAATTATATTGATAGTATTTTGCAATAAGTTTTTTATCAACACTATAATATTTTGCTATTGCCTTAATTATCTGTGTTTTTATTACTCCATTTCTTGGAACCTTTAACCAATATCGAATAAACCACTTCTTTTCCCTTGCGCTCATTTTAACAAGGTGTTCTTTAAATAAAGAATAAGAATTGCTTTTCATTGTGGAACAGTTCATTTCTAATAAAGAATTAAATTGCTTCAATGTTATTTCTGAATCTGTCTCGTTTCCTTCATCAAATTGTTGAATCCCCTCTCCTATATCTCCCCATATTGTAGTAGTAAGTTCAATTTCATCTTCAAATGAACCAAGAGCACTAGCAATCCATTTAACTGCTCGTTGGCTTCCAATATTATTAACCGGATAATCCATTGATAATATCTTAATAAACATTGTTCTATCAGAAAAACCACTCATTGCCTTATTTATTTCACTAGCCTTCACAGTTGGTGTTCTATGCTCTATATATTCACATAATCTTGCAAATTTTGCTAAAGTCATAGAACACACCCCATGTTACACCTACAATGAATAGAGCGATGTTTGGTTGAACCCTTCCATATTATCTTTCCACATTCACATTTAGGGCATACATCATCTAATTTTACATTCTGATATTTTGCATTTTCAATTAACAATTTAGCAGTTTTTATAGCATCTAATTGCACAGTTTTTTCGTCTAATTTTTCAACCATTTTCCATGTAATTCCCTTATCGGGCTTTCTTAAATCCTTATCATTAGGATGGCGTTCATTGTGATTTAGTCTTCTTTGTATTCCGGTAATTGTATCTTCTATTTTCATTCATCTTCCCCCAACATTAAATTTGCTATTGCTATCTTTACATGGGTAGTTGTAATTCTCTTAGATTTAGAATCTTCTTTATATGCATTAATTATATTAATAGTTAACATATCTAATTGTTTATTGGTATATTTAACCATCAATTCATATACTTCAGTATTTACATGTGTTCCCCAAGTTAGTTTATCCTTAATCTTCTGTTTCATCATTCTTATTGTTATGGCCATCTTTCATTCCTCTATTTGTTAGTGCCATATTTAATGCCTTTATCACATTTATGGCTTCTTCTTTGTTAAACCTAACACCCTTTCGTGTTGGGTTACCATTATTATACCATCGAATATCAATTATATCAATATTCCAATGGGTTGCTGTCCGAATAACAATTTCAGTATTCGTATCGCGCGGTATTCGCGCTATTATTTTTTCATCTTTCATGTCATCATTCCCTTTTTAAAAGCCTCTAATTCTTTTATTGATATAAAATATCTTGGTGTATCTAATTCATTTACTCTATTGACTACCCAACAAACTCCACCAATACTACTAATTTGAACAACCTCATATTGTCCATTCTCACACTCAAACACCTCAATGGTTTCTATGTTTGGCACTAAACCATATTTCTTAGATAATTCTCTAGCAATAACGCCCATATTGTCAGCAACATATTTTACAATATGTCCTCTTTGTATTGGAATTTTTGCAGCGACTGTTATCTTAATTTTACCTTCTCTATTACAACCCAAACAACCCTTGCCACGCTTATTACTTGTTGCACAAATTGGACAAGGTATTTCAGCAGGTAATGGTGCTGGAAAGGTTACTGTTACAGCACTCATAATATCACATATCCTCAAATAATACTATTTTTTCCACTATTTCCTCAATATTATCAGCATCAGTAAAGTCTGATAATTGCGGCACTTTTGACATTAGTTCCAATAAATTATAGAACATTTTTAATGAGGTTCTAATTACTAATATTAGAAATAGTTGTAATAACAATATGCTAGACAACAATAGTATTTCAATCATTTTCCTTTCCACTCTCTATAAATTACAGTATAGTTAATTGTTATATCAAATGGGAAATCAGGAAAGTGTAGGGAAAAATCTCCTGTATCTGGTAAATATCCTGATTGAATACAAATATTACTTTTAGCAGAACACACAAGACCATTTACTTCATAGGTATAATTATGAAATGTCACAGTATTATTATCTACTGTGAAACTTAAATGCGTTGCTGTATAGTTAAATTGTAGTATCTCAATAAAGGAACTATCTGACATATTATCAAATGTTAATCTGAACACGCCGTCTTGATAGAGGGATGATTCATTCAATGTATTATTAAATTCATCTAATCCAGCATCCAATAAAACAAACTCCCCATTTATAGTAGTCCATTCTGAACCAACCACTATTATTTCTTCTTTATTATTAGGTGCTTCGGGTAAAGTGCAACCTGATAATAATGTTGCTACCACTAATACTGCTATTAATTTATTCATTCTTCCTCATCTCCTACCATTTCCACTAATGCTTCAATACCAAAACGCTCAACCATAAGGTCAAGGTGATGGTTCGTTTCTTCAAACAAAGAAGTGAGCCTCTTGTTTTCTGTTTGCAATATATCTATCTTTGTATTTAGTATAAATTTAATGTCATTCATTATCAAATTCCTCCAACTCTTCGCTTAACATCTCATTTTCCCGTTGTAGGTTAGAGGCTACCCTAATGAGAGGCATCAAATCAGACTCCTTTGGTAAATCCTTGTTCTCCCAATCTTCCCATTGAGGCCACTCATTAGAATTACTCAAGTCAAGAAGTTCGTGTTCTTGTGCCAAAGCCACAATCTCTTCTAACCACGATATGCGTTTTCGCATCCATCCAAATTCATCTAATACCAACATTTCTGCTTTTGTATATATTTCTTTATTCATTATTCATCACTCTCACAATCAGGGCATTCTTCATGCCAATCTGAATCCCAATGATTATCACAATCATAGCAATAGAACATACTCATTCAACCACTAATCCAAATTCATCTAATGTCATTTGTCTGCTGTTTTCCATCGTTGGTGTCAATCTATCGTATTTCATTCTTCTTCCTCCATGAATATATCATAGTGAGTATATTGGGAATATTCTTCCAATAAATTGATTCGCGCAATTTGCTTATTCCCTATCACTATTGCATCTTGTAAATGCAATTTCCATGTGTTAATAGTGTTTTGGTCTGTGCTACTAAAATATGCCTCACCAAATGGATGAGTGTGAATCCAACATTTGATGGGCAATTTCATTCTTTGGCCTCTAGTTAATTCTGCCTCTTGTCCTTCAAAGGATACAAACGATGGTGTGCCAACACTACAATAAGCATTCCCTCTAGAATCAATAATAACCTGTATTTCTCTTGCAATATCAAAGGAAAACATTGAGTGTTCCCATATACAATCTAAGAAATCACGCGAATCATATTTTCCATCACATGACTCAAGCATCGCTTCTATCTCAAATTTCCAGAAATCACCACTATCGGTTTCATGTAAATTAGACTTTGGAACATCCATCATATATACACCTTCATAACTATGATTCCTAAAATTATTACCATTAAACCTATTTGAAAATACACTATTGGGCTATCCTTCTGTATGCCCTCAGTATTAACAGGCCATACATTATTAGTTACATGAATATACTTTAGTGGTATTGCTGTTACCGTTCTCTCATATCCATTCTTTTCTAAAAAGGCACTTGCTTCAACGGCAGTATCTCCTCTATTTGCGCTTTTAAGCATTAATTCTATTTCTTTATCTTCCCATCTTCTATGCATATGTCTTCACCTTTTTATTGAGTTTAGCAATCTTCTTTTTTAACCTATTCTGTTTCTTGGTTCTAATATAGAGAAATACTCTATTAAGTTTTTTGGATTCCCATTCTTTAATCTTTAACCTATTCATCGCAATTTCGGCTACATCTAACCTATTTGAAATTTCATTCAGAATTAAACGCTCATATCTAACTGCACATACGCCATATCCCCTACCCATTTCTTTTCTAATAAAGTCTACTGATGCACCTTTCCAAACCATTAATAACTTAATGTCTTCTTCTTTAGTCCAATGGCCTCCTTGACGATATAATCGTTCCGATTCCGTTGGCATGGCCGCTTGTGGCAATACCTTTTGTTTTAAACCCGCCTCAAATGAAATCTTCACTACTGCCGCTGCTTCTGCTTCTTTCCTTGATTCATCAAGCAGGGCTTGTCCAAGTCTATTAGAATGACTTACTGCAAGAGAATTTGGTGTTCTCTTAATGCCCATCTTTTTACTTATTATAGCAGCGATTTTAACCCATGATTTACCTTGTTCTATTCTAAGTTTGTTAATTAATGCTATTTCCTTTTTACTATAAAGAACCCTTTTGTGTTTGTGCATTCGTTTAATCTTTAAATCAACAATCTTTCTGCTAGGGTCTAATTTAAGTAGTTTCTTTCTGCAAGCCATTGAGGTTCTATTATTCCCAAAAACCTCAGACAAGGTTACAGAACATTCCTGATATGTATTCCCTACTCTTTTCATTTCTTTCAACATTACTTCTTCATTTTTTGTCCATCTTTTCATATTTATCTCTCCTATATATTTAGGAATAACTTATCTGTTACTTCATCCCCATTAAACCATCGTTGAATCCATTGTGCGCCTACACCAGCAATTGCAACATGAGTGAAATGAAGGTCTTTTGTATTTCTACTATTATTAAATTCCTCTCCTTGACATGAAAAAGAACCCGTTGGCCCACTAAGGAAGGTATCTGATAACTTTTCTTCCGTTTTATATGAAATCATCGCCCCATTCCTACCTTGCGCCCGTAAATCCACCCAACTCGCCCTACATTTGTTAGCAAATCCAAGCCTATAAACGGCTCGCCTAACATCTAAATTGTCTGCACAACAAATCACTAAATCATAACCTAATAATTGTTTTTCCGCAAGAATAGGATAAGGCATTCCTTTAACAGAAGCCATCCTTAGCATAATTCCCGCGACCTTATGTTTACTAACATCTTGTTTAAGAAAGTTTTGATATGAAAGGTTCTTTTTCTCAACCTTATCAGGGTCAGCAATCCAAATTTCATATTGTTCTGTTTGATTGAGCAATTGAACTAAATAACTTCCAATTCCTCCTACTCCTACTATTAATATTTTTCTTTTAGTCATGTTTAATCCCTGATATAAATTCATCTATTGTCATTGTTAATAATTGTTTCTTAGAAATCCCCATAACTGATAATATCTTTCTAAAACTGCTTCGTAAAGATACATCCACAATACCCAATGCATCAGCAATCTGTCTTTGGGTATATCCTTGCATTCCTGCCTTTTGTCTTATTATTGATGAGATATAAATTGATGCACCCAAATATGTTCTTGTATAGGTATAATCATATTGTTCTAAATAATAATTTAAATGTTCAGCAACCCGCCTTGCATCGTATGTAAAGTGCCTATCTGCCTTTAAATCATAGCAAATTCTTTCTGTCCATGATGATATAGATATTTGATGTAATAACCACGGTTTCCCTAAATGCCTTGCAGCCTTCTTTACAAATTTAGAAGAGCGAGAAGCACTAACATCATTTTCTTTTGCGAGTTGTTGAATACTAATTGCTATTCCATTCTCTTTCATAACATAATATACTATGCCTACCGCTCTAATATCTAAATCAAAACCAGACATTACTCTCTTTTTATGCAAGGTGCGATAATAAGACTCCACTCTTTCTTTCATTGAAGGAGTCGGATTAAACTTAGATAATACTAAATTACATGATATTATCCCTGCAGATAACGCATCATATTGAGAAATCCTTGCCGTTCTTTTTAACCTATAAACTAAGGTTCTATTAAAATTATTTCTGGCGGCTGCTCTCCCAAATACAGAACCTAATAGTCCTCTATCTGGTAATCTTGTTGATTCAATTGCATTACCACCAATATCATAATCTGTTAAGTTTACTGATTGTCTGCTTTCAAAAATATTTCTTACTATGATAAAACCACAGTTTACACATTCTAGTTCGCCCATTATTTCATTCCAATTAAATTCGTCGTTGTTACATTCTTTGCAATTCATATTATCTGCACCTCATAGTGGTCATATGGTGTAATTCTGTATATATTTCTTCGGGACTCACCAAATAATCCCAATTAATTCTTTCTGGACTTTCACCATTAATCATACCCTTAGAAAGATAGCCCTTAATAGTATAGACTAACTCAATTGTTGTTTTATCATTCAATAAAGCCATCGCCCTTGCTACAAATTGGTCACCAACACTTGAGTTAGAGTGTATGTTGTCTATACAAATAGGCCCAATCCAACTTCCATGTTGAACATTTTCTAATTTACCTCTATTTCTACTTCTTACCCCATCGGAGTAAAGACCATCAACCCTAAAGATATAGGTGCTAACCTTTTGAATATTAGATTTCCAAGCAGTATCAACTATTAACCAATCTGCTAATTTACCCTTAACATAAAGGCGTGTTCTTTTATCAACCTCTATAATTTTTATTCTATCAGGGTAGGTAACCTCTAAATTTTCCATTAGTTTTTTAGCCCTGCGTTCAACAATATCCTGTGACCTATTCTGTTGTAGGAAATTAACCATAACCTTTAGTTGGCCTTCTGTGGGTGGAGTGCCAATTAACTCAGACCATAGTTTTTTAGGGCTAATCATAGTCCATCTCTTAGAACGAGTGTGACCATGATAATAATGATTCATGAACGAATCTAACTCTTTAACTGTTATAGTTCCCCAAACCCCATCTGATAATTCCATCGCACATTCTGTAGCGCTAATCATTTCAATTCTTAATCTAGAGTTAACTACTTCAGATGGTCTTTCAATTTTACGAATATAGAATTCATATGGCGCTCTATTTTCTAATGCATACGATACATTTTCGGGCAAGGTAATCATTTTCATTAAATAATTAGAAATAGAATGTGCATCGTCATCAAAACAAGAACGATATATTGTTCTTGATAATGCAGTTAATAAATTTTTCTTAGTTACTCTTAATCCCATTAGTTGATAGTGGGGAGCCACCTTTGATACCAATATCATTACTTGAGACTCTATACAATCTCTTATTTCTATAATAACATCAAAATCACTAGGCGCATTAATCCCACTTCCGCTTCTTCCCCACCCAAATCTTTGTGATAGGGTTTGTGATAATGCTGTTATCATAGGTTCTCCTTTAGTAATCCCATATGACGCTCTAGGGCGATTAACCCTTAACATCGGTAAATCCAACTGATGACCGCCCATGCCTTGACCTTCGTGTGATATTGGGTATGAAGATTTAATATACAATATTTTATTATATCCGTTATTAGAATCATCAACGGCGCTAATTGTTAGTGGGAGAACATATTTATATTTTAATTCTTTCATTTTTACATCTCCTTTTCATATTCATCTTTATTTACCTTCATGTATTTTGCGTATCTTACTAATTCACTTATATATTCATCATATGATTTCAAATCAACAGTTAATCCTTCTAACCAGAATATTCTTTTTAATCCTCTATTATAGGCAGATATTGTTATCTGTTCTGTCATTAACGAGTCATATAGTTCTTTAGTCTTCGCCTTTGCTCCAACGGAGTTTAATCTTCCTATGATTATATCATAAGATATAATTGCATCTTTTTTATATTTCACAAAGGCCACCTACACACGCGATTTCTCCTTGTAGGTCTGTATAATCGTCAACTTCTATTACCTTTGTTAAATCTATTTTTCTAACAAGGGCTAACATAGATTCATATGTTTCTTTATCAATCTCTTCAAACGGGGCTTGAACATAAGTGCCTCCATCATGGGGTAATACTGATAAACCATTGTAATAATGTCTATTCATCCACATCCATTCCCCCACAGAATCCCATTCGTCTTCTTGTATATAAACTGTCGCAGACACATTATGTGAATTTGAACCGTTGATATGGCCGGGTTTTACCCATCTAATTGACCATCGCTTAACTCTTTCTAGAAAAGATAGAGCAGTTTCAGTTCTTGATACTATCGCTTTCTTTGGTGCTTTTTGAGGAATAGAAATTATTGCTAAACTGTTTGGGTCAAAATAATCATCCTCGACTAAATCGGGATTATTGATTAACATATAACCATAAATGTCTTCTGTCTTATTGACTCTTATACGCCTAATATAGTATGGAGCAAACCAAGCGTGTATTCCTGAAGAAGACCCCAATACTAAACTTGTTGTTCCGGCGGGCTTAATGCAAGTAACTCTTGCGGCACTATTTATGCCTAGTAAATGAGATACTCTTTTATTTTCCTCGACTGTTAGATAAGTAGCGTGTTCTAAATCTAAATTAACGCAACGATTACTAGCAATTCCGGTCATTGATACTCCTAATAGGGCATCTCTCTCCGTCGTTGTCTTCCAAACATCTCTTAGATAATGAAAATCAGTATAATATGCTTGTAAAGTGCCTAAGAAAGCAGCGGCTACCGCTCTTTCTTCAAGGTCTTGTTGTCCTCTAATGCTCGACGCATTAATTTCTGAGAGGTTACAGAATTGATAAGGCCGTAAAGCAATTTCACAACAAGGATTTGTTCCCCATGACTTATCATTACTGAAATAAATGCCCGGTTCTCCTGACCCACTAGCCCTTATTCGCTGCCAAAGTTCCCTAAAGAATTTTCTATCTACTCGGTGGCGGATAATAACGGCAGAATTATTTGCTCTCCCTCTATGTGGGGAATGTTCCCACCAATTTCCTGATTTCGATGCTATCATATCATAATCATTTGCGCTAAAAAGACAAATCATAGCCGCCCTACGAATTCCACCAGATAAAACTGCATCTGCAATATGACATAAAATATCATGAGCCTCTAAAGGAGTTAATTGACTCCCACTAGTCTTATTTTGAAACAAACCTTCTATTTTAACTAAGCACTCTCTTAATGGTTGAGGGCCGGGTGCTTTACCCCCACTTGTTTTAATAGAAGAACCCTTTGGTCTAATTCTTTTATAATCAAATTTAGGTGATGATTTTCTATCACCTGTATAGCATTCTATTAAAATCTTTATAGAATCAGCCCAACCTTCTATAGAATCCTCTATAAGATACCGCCTGTATTTATCTTTGTTAGGTTTCCTAACCTCCGGTAAATTACGAATATGGTGTCGTTGAACAGAATAACCTATTCCTGTTCCACCTAATAGTAAAAACATTCCCTCATAAAAACAAGACATTGAATCAATTGGCATAAATGCACAATTATAAATTCTATTTGGAGATAGTTCTATTGGAAGCCCTGAAAATTGCAGGGAACGCATTGAAGGTAATATCTTTTTAGTATAAACAAAACTAGTATATAAATCCTCAATCTCTTGAGTAAATTGCTCACCTAAATGAGAAAAAGAATTAAGGTGCATTTCCTTATTTCGCGTTATAATTTCTTCCCAACTTTCTCTTCGTTGTTC